AGGCACTGCGGGCGTATCACCGTGAGTATGATGACAACAACATGGTGTGGAAGGGCAGGCCAGCGCATGACTGGTCGAGTCACTCAGCAGATGCGTTCCGTTACCTAGCGGTTGGATACCGTCACACATCAAACTGGGGCGAGCCTATCCGCCGTAACCTACAAGGCATCGCCTGATGGTATAATGGGCGATGGCTACTGCTCCCCAACTTCTGCCTTATCAACCGGGCATTGTCGATAGCGCAAGAGACACCATTGCCGAAGGGCTGTTGTCGCTTGGCCTGTACAAAAACAATCCTTACCGCGCATACCGCATGGCGGAGAATCTCTCTGGCCTGATCGACTTTATCCCAGTCATTGGAGATGTTAAGGGCGGCGCTGAGGCCGCTGATGCGTTCTCTGAGGGTGACTACGCTACTGGCACTGGCCTTGGCCTTCTGACGGCTCTGGGCGCGATCCCCGGTGCTGGTGATGTCGCGGCAGGCGCACTCAAGTCTATGTTTCTCACGCCTTCTCGCGTTGCTACTTTTAAGCACACGTTAGGCGATGAGATCGGATTGGAGCGTGCGCAGGATCTAGAGCAGGCTAACGTATCGCCTGCTGAGATTTTCGATAAGACCGCATGGTTCAGGGGTGCAGATGGGCAGTGGCGCACTGAGCTATCAGACAAGCAATCTCGCTGGACTGACTTTGCCTACGACCAATTGAATGAGACATTTGGTGAGACTGGCTCTAGTACAGTGAATGAGCCGCTGATGGAGTTGTTTGAGCATCCCAAGCTGTATGAGACGCTCCCCGAGCTTGAATTAGTGCAAATGCAGTTGACGGATATGCCTATAGGTGAAGCGGGCGCATACACTGAGAATGATCGACTGCTCGACTTGGTGAGAATGAATCCGCCTCCAGACTATATGCACCTCCCTAACTTAGAGGTGTCGCGCAAAAACTTAGACATCATGGGCTTTTCTCCAGATGATGCGCGGATGACGGCTTTGCATGAGATTCAACACGCGATCCAAGACTTGCAGGGTACGGCTCGCGGATCAAGTCAGGGTCGTGCAAGGCATGAGGCGTATGATGCTTTCGACGCAGAGCAAGATTTCCTTGAAAGAGAGATGAAGATAGCAGGCAGGGACTTAGACCCGCTTGATCTTTCTGGGTTGCGCAGAGAGGCCGCAGACATTTTTAATCCTTACAAGAACTACAGGTTAAGCGCGGGGGAGCAGGAGGCTTTCTTAACAGAGGGATTGTTGTTTAAGGATGAAATGGACTTGCATAGACTTGGTCTGCCTGCGGGGAGACAGGGTGTAGCTCCTTACTTCATGCAAAACGTGTCTGGAATGACAAGAAGCCCAATGAACCTGCGGAGCGAGTACCCCGAATGGCAAAGAGCCGAGGACGCGGCTGGTGAATTGCTAACAACGCTGGAAAACACTGGCGGCAGATTTATTAACCAAGACCCGACTGGGATTCTTGAGGGGCTGACAAAAGAGCAGGCTAGGGCTGTGGTCAATGCGCACATGAAAATGTATAAGCCGCCTTGGACTCCATCCGCCGCGATGTTAGCTAAGGAATAAACAATGCCATCTTCTAACGGACTTGGTGATCGTGCGCTTGGCATTTTAGAGGCGCTAGGAACGGTAGCGTCATCTGCTGTGGCAGAGATTCCCCGTGGCTACGGGATGCTGGGCGGACTTTTATCTACTGGTGATTTAGATGAGGCAATAAACTACGGCAATAGGGTTGGCGACAATCTTGTGTATGGCCCGACAGAAAGATCATCCCCTTACTTGGAGGCTTTAGGCGAAGCGATTGATAGTGCCATGCGCCAAGAAGGTGTACTTACTGGCCTATCTGGTCGAGACGTTTATGACGCGATACAGGGGCAGATTGTCGGTATGGAGCCAGAGGCCGCTGGGCGCACTGGAGCGGCATTTGAGTCTGTCTTAGCGGGAGCGATCCCCGGTAATAGGGCGTGGCGAACAGCCGCTAATCTCCCTGAAGTGACAATGCGTAATCTGGAAAAGTCTGTTCAAAGGGTTCCGGAGGTCGAGGGGATATTGCCGTACCTAAGTGACGCAGAGTTGCAGAGAGTAACGCCGCTAACGTCTGGCTCATTAGTTGCGACATACAATGCTATCAATCCAGAAGACTTGGTTGGCGCTTCAGTAGGCGGCGCTCCAAAGTTGGGATGGTATGAGCAAACGGCAGAGGCAATTGAAACGATCATGGGCGATGATACGCCTCGCTTTGCTGGACTCCTCGCCGCGCTCTCTCCGCAAACGTCTGTTGAGATGAATCTGCTTAATACGGTCAACACATGGTCTAACTGGGAAAAGGCAGGCAGGCCGCGAGATAGGGAAGAGATACTCGACATTCTTGGCGAGAGCGTTTTGGGTGAGGAGGGTAAAGATAGCGTTTTGGATGCGTGGAAAAACAACAGCGTCCGCGCACTGACAAGCGCCCCCGATCCTGAGACTGGCTTAATCATGTTGAGCGGGCCAAAGGTTAACGATTTTAGTCAGGCCGTTCAGGGCGATTTAAGCCGCTTTGTTAACGATGCTTGGCAAGCAAATCTGACGGGTGTTCCCCAGTCTATGTTTAGCGGCTCTGGAGATGTCTTGCCGGGATATGGCCCCGGTTATCTAGGGGCAAGCGCAAGAGGCAGGCAGGTAGCTGAAGATATGTCTCTCAGGCTGGGAGAGGATATCTTGCCGTCTGAGGTACAGGAAACTGGCTGGTCATTTGCCAAGGCATTGTATGAGCAGATGACAGCAGAGCGGGCCGCTGGTAACATGGTGACCGCAACTGAGATAATTGAAAATAATTTACTGGACGCTGGTAGGATTTCAGACGTTCCAGATTTTGCGTCTCTGTTCACTATGGACCAGTATGGCGCACCACTTAGGGAGATAGGATATGGTTCACTCATTGACCGAGCCGCAAGGGCTTCTCAAGGCATCGGCGGCAGAGACATCAGCGCCGCAGGCGGACAGCAAGGTGCGCTCGACGTTGCCAGACGGCTCGACGATCTTTTCAGGCACAGACAGTTCGTATCTGCGACAGCACCTATCAGACCTAGATTTGTCTCTAGTGGGGCGACATCAGGCGGACGGCAAGTTGACGGGCCTTACCGAGTCTCAGGTAGTAGACCTGTTCCTCTAGAGTTTGGCGCGTCTGGTAAGGCGCAGTCACCTACACCAGAATTATCCTCTGCGGCTGGCGTTGAGATGCCAGTGCTGTATCAGCTAAACAAAAGCCCCAAAGATATATCCGCGTTTGTCCGTGTCATGAAAGAGGCGCAGGAAAGCCGTGGCGCTCTTGGTAGGTCGGTAGATATTTATGACCCCAAGGAGTACAAAGGCTACAAACTTTTCACTACCGAAGATGGATCAGCGGGCTTTGCAATATCCCCGTCTGGGGAGCTTTCATCTGCCGTATCTAGCAAGGCTTCAGGCATCAAAGGGTTTGCAGATTCAGTGATCGCCGCTGGCGTTGCTAATGGCGCTAGGTGGCTCAACGCATTTGATACCGTACTCCCGCAAAAATACTCTCGCTTTGGTTTTAAGCCTGTGGCGCGGATAAAGTTTGATGAAGGCTTTGCCAGATCGGAGTGGGGAGATGCGGCGGTTGATGAGTTTATGGCGGCTACCAAGGGCTACCAAAGCGGAAATCCAGACTTAGTGTTTATGGTTTATGACCCGACATTTACAGGCGTTGTAGGGAATAATGTTGGCGGGCGAATGGTCGATAGCTGGGATAAAGCGATGGCTAAAGTGGACAAGGAGCTAGAGCGGTTAAGCAAGAAGCGGTGATATAATACTGCGTTGGAGTTTGCATGAAGCCAAGCAAGGGAAAAGCGAAAGTAAAGCGCACCGCATCTGGCAAGAAAGTCAGCTACGGGCAGAAGGGCGCGAAGGTGAAACCCGGCACAAAAAAGGGCGACTCCTATTGCGCACGATCCGCTGGGCAGATGAAGAGCCACACTAAGGCGGCGAAAGACCCTAACTCACCGTTGCGGTTATCCCGTAAGCGGTGGAAGTGTTCAGGCACTAAGTCGAGGAGAAAGTAATGCCAAAGGTAGGCGGCAAGAAGTACCCATACACTAAGGCGGGCTACAAAGCCGCCGCCAAGGCAAAGGCTAAGGCCAAGAAGGGGAAGAAGCGTGGCAAGTAAAAAGGGTTTGTACGCGAACATCCACGCCAAGCGCAAGCGCATCAAGGCTGGCTCTGGCGAAAAGATGCGGAAGGCTGGGACGAAGGGCGCTCCCACTGCGAAGGCGTTTAAGCAGTCAGCTAAGACTGCAAAAAAGCGGAAGAAAAAGTAAATGGCACTGACGAATTACGCAGGGTTGAAGGGGGCTATCGCGGACTTTCTGAACCGCGATGACCTAACCGCGAGGATACCTGACTTCATTACGCTGGCAGAGGCGTCTATCAACCGTGAGATTCGCCACTACGAGATGGAGAACAGGGCAACGGCTGAACTCTCCGGGCAGTATCTGGATCGGCCTAATGATTGGATGGAGACGATCCGCTTTCACGTTACTGGGTCAGGCACTACCAACCTAAAGTTGCTCTCTGCGGCGGCTATGGCGGACAAGCGGCAGGGCGCTGAGGATACGACTGGTCACCCTAAGTATTACTGCCATGTCGAGCGGGCATTTGAGGTTTACCCGACTGCTGACGCTACTTATGAGGTGGAGCTTTACTACTACGAGAAAGTGCCTGCGTTGGCATCACTCCCGGCGGACTCCGACGGTGGCGAAGCGGCGGTAACGAACTGGTTGCTGACTGATCACCCAGATGTATACCTGTATGGCTCTCTAATGCACTCAGCGCCATACCTTGCTGAAGATGAGCGCGTTGGGGTGTGGGCGCAACTGTACTCCGCCGCAGTCAAGCGCGTTAACGAATCTGGCGAGGACGCCATTAACTCAGGTTCCGGACTTACTTTGAAGGTTAGAGGATTAGGATGAGCTTTTCAGACTACTTAGAAGACAAGGTGCTTGACCATGTATTTGGCGGCACTGCTTACACCGCACCGTCGACGCTATATGTCGGCGTGTTCACATCTGCGTCCAGTGATTCATCTGCTGGCACTGAGGTATCTGGCAACGGGTATGCCCGACAGTCGGTAGCGTTTACCGTCTCTGGCACATCGCCCACCACGGCGGCATCAAGCGCCGCTGTAGAGTTTCCAGAGGCTACAGGCTCTTGGGGTACTGTGAGCTATGCGGGGATATTTGATGCGTTATCTGGCGGCAATATGCTGGCTCACGCGCAACTGACAGACCCTGCTGACTTTACTACCGCACTGCCGAAGACGATTGGCACTGGCGACATTCTCCGCATCTCTGCGGGCAACCTAAAGGTAACGCTTGACTGATGGCTACTCTAGTCACAAGGGTAACAACGCAGACTGACGGGACAGCCGCCAAAGGTTCTGCGCTCACCCACGCCGAGGTAGACGCCAACTTTATCAACCTGAATGACGGTAAGGTTGAGGTATCAGGCGCTATTGTTTTTGCCGCCAAAGCCGCTGAGGCTCTTTCTAAGGGTGACGCGGTATATGTGTCGGGCGTGTCAGGTAATACGCCAGAGGTGTCAAAAGCTGACGCTGATGACGCGAGCAAGATGGCGGCGTTTGGCTTGGCGGAGGCTGATGCGAGCCTAAACGCGGCGGTTAACATTGTGACGTTTGGTACGCTGTATGAGCTAGACACATCGGCGTTTAGCGCAGGCGATACGGTATACGTTGACACCACTGCTGGAGGGCTGACCAACACCGCGCCTACTGGCGAATCGTCTCTCATCCAGAACATCGGCAAGGTTATCCGCTCTCATGCCGCGGCGGGGTCTATCAAAGTTGGTGGCGCAGGCCGTAGCAACGCCACGCCTAACCTAGACCAAGGCAATGTATTTATCGGCAACGCGAGTAACCAGTCTGTTGCTCGCGCCCTCACAACATCAGATATTGGCGGTATATCAAACTACGCAACCATTGATGACGCAACCGCACTAGCAATCGCACTGGGATAAGTTATGGCTAACACATTCAAAAATGCGGCTCTGTCGGATGTCAACAACGCCGCTTATGACACGCTCTATACGGCCCCTGCAAGCACGACTACGGTTGTCCTTGGTTTGGCTGTAGCTAACAAGACAACGCAGGCTGTAGACGTACAGGTGCAGTTCTCAGACTCCTCTGGTGGCACTACGCATCAGTTGCTAGAGAACGTCAGCATCCCCGGTCAGACAACGCTAGAAACCCTGTCAGGCCAGAAGTACATCTTGGAAACTGGTGATGCGCTCAAGGTTCAGTCTGGGACAGCATCGGCCCTTGATGTTGTTCTTGGTGTAATGGAGATCACCTAATGCCGTTTCTTGGTAAGACACCTGCACAGATTGTAGACCCAGAAGTAGACATTGATGGTGGCTCTATTGACGGGGCGACCATTGGTGCTACGTCTGCGTCTGCCGCCACGGTAACTACGTTTACGTCTACTGG